GTAGATGTCGCGCCCGGCACCCCGCTGGACGGCAACGTCGTGCCGGTCCCGCAAGCGCCCATCCCGGGCGACATCGCAGCCTATGCTTTGACAGTTGACAACGACATCAAAGACGCGGGCTTGCTTGCCCCGTTCACGCGCGGCGAAGTCACGAAGTCTACTGCGACGGAGCAACAGCTTCTTGCCGCATACACTTCGAGCGAAATTGGGCGCATGGCGCGTATCCGCGACGCGGTAGTCACCAGTATTGCCGCGACCTACAACATCATGCTGAGCGTTGTCCTGGGCGACGAGGCCGAGCCGCTGGCGTTGCCGAACCCGGTTGGCCCGACCAACCTGTCTGCCGATGACCTGACCGGCGATTTCGCCTATTGGGCCGTGGACGCGGGCACTACGCCGATGTCCGACCTTGCCAAACAGCAGTCCCTTGAGCGTTTGACCCCGCTGCTGTTACAGCTGGGCACCCCGCCCGAAGTCTTGCTAGCGGAGCTTGTGCGCGCCTACCAGTTGCCCGAAGCCTTCGCCAAGGCGGTAGAACAGGCACAGCCCGTTGCGCCCGTCACCCCCGAAGGGGCGCCTGCCCCGCTTCCCATCGCAGGAGTTTGACCATGCCCCTCTCCGCAACAATGGCACCCATTCCCGACGAACTGCGCATGGCGGCCGAGGCCAGCGATGACGAGGTTGGGGAGGGCTTCATGGTGCTCATTCCCACGCCCGAGCGGCCGTATTCGGCCAAGGTCGCAACTGCGCTGGCCAAGGCAATTGCCGAGGTTGCGCGGGTCATGGGCCTTGAGCTACAGCCCGACCCCTACGATGGCCCCGTGCCCGAGCTTGACCCCGACGTAGCCCGCTTTTTAGCGATGGTGTCCGCGGCGGCTGATGACTACGGCAAGCCGCTGCCCATCGCTCTTGAGGCAATCAAAGGCGATAAAGAACTCACCGTGTTGACCGCTGCGCTCATGCAGTTGGCCAAGGACAAAGAATTCAAGAACTTTATGAATATGCCCATTGAGGAAGAAGAGGTGACCGCCGAGGCCACCCCCGAAGGCATGGACGAAGAGGTAGAGTTCGACTTCGCTTCGAGGATGCGCTGACGGTAGACCTTCTCGTCAAGTCCACGACATCACACTCTCTCCCTTAGTATGGTGTCGTGGACGGCGAAAACGCCTGTCCCTACGAGGTTCTGAGCATGGCACTCTTCGGCGCACTCACCAGCGTTGCCAACAAGGTCAAGCAGGCCCTTGGCATCGGCACGAAGCCGCAGACGGTCATCCCGAAGACCCGGGGGCTGGCGCTCTACCGCGCCTACGGCGGCGACACCGAGGCCAACCTGCTCAGCGCAATTTCGCGCAAGCAGCCCGTCACGTTCTTCTACGATGACAAATGGCAGCCCGACGGCACCCCCAACAAAATCGGGCAGCGCGTCGGGAACCCTCATGCTGTTTGGGTCGGTAGGAATGGTACTAAATATCTACACATGTATGTAGACCCCGCCAGCGCGTCCGCTACTGGCGACCTCCCCGGTTGGCGGACCTTCATCTTGTCGCGCATACAGAACGTAAGCATCATGGAACTCGGCACTAAGCTCTTCGGAAAGCCTGTACAGTTTGTAGTCGGCCCCGGCTACAACGCACGGTGGTACTCCCAAGTGGGAACCCCAATCGGCTGGATCTAACAACAAAAAGGAAGTCATCAAATGACTACTCCGACCGCTCCCGGGGCAAGCGCCCCTTCCCTGCCCTCTACCGCGCAGTCGGTCCTTGACGCTGCGACCGCTCTACACGCCGCGCCTGAGCAGCCAACAGCTCAATCAAAGCGCGCGCCGGACGTAGAGCCGTCCATGCTCGAAGCGATGGCAGACGAGGGCGACGTTGAGCTTGAGGTGTCCGATACCGAGGGCAAGCGCACGCGCAAGCTCAGTTGGAACGACGCGCTCAAGCAGGTGCCCCCCGACATCCGGCACCTTATGAAGTCAATGCAGAAGGACTACACGCAAAAGACTCAAGAGCTTAGTGAGCAGCGCAAAGAGTTTTTGCGGGAAAGAGAGGCGTTGATCAAAGGGCAAGAAGCCCTCAAGGTGCCCGACACCCTGCCCGAGTACGACCCCTTCAACGAGGCGTCCATCAACGCGCGCATTGAGGCTGAGGTCAACCGCCGGCTCAACGATGTCCTTGAGCCAATGAAGCGCGAATACGAGGTCATGGCCGCCGAGGACAGCTACCAGTCCTTCCTGGCTGAGCACCCCGAGTTCAAGAGCGATGCGACCCTGCGTAGCGAAGTGCAACGGATGCTTGAGGGCAACACCGCACTTGACCTCGAAACCGCTTTTTGGGCTGCAAAAGGCAAGCAGTCCAAGATGCAGGCGGCGAAGGACGCCGAGGCCGCCAAGGCCCGACGGGCGGCAGACCGTGAGGCCGCGACCCGCGGAACGGGCCTCCCGCGCAAGGGCGGCAACGTGGCCTCTCCCGCCCCGGGGGCAACAAAGAAGATGAACAACGCCGAAATTCTGGCGCTGGCGCAAGCCATGCACCGGCGGTAGTTGCATGATGAAACACCTTGCGCTACTCTCTCGGCAAGCGTGGGCCACCCCTCTTGCGGAGCCTTCGGCGCAAGGAACCCGCCCCCGGGTACTCCAAACCCCGTAGTCTTTCACCAACTGGAGGGGCAACATGCCCGTCAACCCGTCAATCCTGAGTACTACACTACAGCTGCTCCGCGACAAGCTGATTGACAACAGCTTCGTGTCGCACCCGCTCTTCCGAGCCATTGAGCAGGCTGGCAACCTCGTCAAAGTGTCTGGCGGCTCCCGCGTAGAGCAGCCCGTCATCTTCGGTGAGCACTCACAGCTCAGCGTGCTCAACAACGGCTTCGAGCCGGTCAACATGGCCGTGACCGACCCGTTCAACAGCGCCAAGTTCGAGTGGGCCAACTTCACGCAGCCCATCGTCCTGTCGGCTGTCGAGAAGGCCGCAAACAAGGGCGACCTTGCTGTGGTCAACATTCTCGAAAGCAAGATGAAGAACGTCATGCTGGGCCTGAAGAAGCAGGTCAACCAGCAGGTCATTCGCGGCGACGGCCTCGTGGGCACCCTGCAGACGCTTAACGGCAACGGTACGTCCATCGTCACCCCCAACGGCACCGGCTGGTTCGAGGGCGTCGCCGGGGCGACCCAGGTCAACACCGTCGGCACGCTGGCGAAGACGACCTTCCGGGCGCAAAACTGGTTCAACCAGTTTTTCAGCAGCGGCGGCGCGTTTGATCTAAGTCATCTTGACCAGCTGATGATCAACTGCCAGCTGCTTCACCCCGGCGGCAAGTTCCCCGACATCATCCTTATGAGCCCGGCCTGCTACGGCGTCTTCCAGTCGCTTCAGCAGTCGCAGGTGCAGTACATCAACGCGGCTGACCGGGCTTCGCTGGACGCCGATATGGTGGGCATGTGGCGCGGGGCCAAGATTTACGTTGACCCCAACCTCGGCTTCACCGCCAACGCCGGCTCCGGCATGGGCGCAGTACCCGTGTCCGCCTACGCACTTTCGAGCGATATGTTCCAGCTTTACGCCGACACGGACGGCTGGTTCAATCTTTCGGAGATGCTGCCGGTCCCCGGCACCGCGACTGAGGCCGCGATGGTCTTCTGCCGCATACAGTTAGTGACTGGCCATCTTGCCAGCCACGGAATTCTGATCAACGCGGAGGCCTGAAAAAAATGGCTACATCTACCCTCGTCCAGTTCCTCGGCAGCACCGACACTTCGGCAACGGATGTCGCGGCTACTGATGTCAACCGTCGGCAGGTTGAGACATTCATCGCGGGTACTACTGTTGCTCTCGGGCAGTGGGTCGCGCTGGACCTCACGAAGTCGCCGTCCCCCGCAACCGTGGTCATTGACGACTACGCCGAGGCGGCCCTGTTCGTCCGGCCCGCCGCCAGTGACCTCAACGCCGCTGCGACGATTGAGTCCCAGGCCAGCATCGTTGTGGGCGTTGTCCTTAGCTCCGCTGAGCCTGGACAGACCCTCACGGCCGGCTCGAAGATCAACGTGGTCACCCGCGGCATCGCCATCGCGCAGGTTGACGCAGCCGGTGCGAAGACCGACATCTTGATCGGTATGGCCCTGCAGCCCGATGTCACGGCCACAGCTGGCCGGGCCATCGCGCAGGCAGCCGCCTCTACCGCGCGGGCTTGCGGCATCGCACTGGCCTCGGCTACTACGCAGACGGCCATCCCGGTCTTCGTCCTGCCCAGCATGACCTGACCTCCGCTACCCTGCCAAACGGGGTACACTTGCCCCCGTCCGCCCCCAAGCGGGCGGGGGCTTCTCTCTTAGGGGACATCAATGAACCTCGGCTCTCTCATTGACTTCGTAGGCAATTTGCTTGACTACGACCCCACCAACGACACCTATAGAGAGCAGCTTGTCGCCCTTCTGAATGATTCGCAGACCCGCTGCCTCACCGACCGGCCGTGGGACTTCGCTATGCGCGACCGGGTACTGCGGGTCTGGACGGATGTACAGGCACTACCCGTAGGGGTTGCCAACGGTTCGGGCACTGTCACTGGTGGCCCCTTCCCGTTCAGCGGTAGCTTGATCAAACCGGGTTCCGACTTCGAGAACGGTCGGCTCGAAATAACCGACAGCGCTGGCGTGACCCGCTTCTACATCGTCCGGTATGTTTCAGCCGCAAACCAGCTTTTTCTTGACCGTGACTTCGAGGGAGTGACTGGCGCCTACAACGCCAAGCTCTACCAGCGTGAAGTCTACCTGCCCTCGGACTGTATGCAGGTGCAGAACGTGGCCGACCCTTCCGTCGGTATTCCGGCAAAGGCGCTCTTCTTGTCGAAGTGGGAGCGCGAAGAGGCCAACCTTGACCCGTCCTTGCTGGGCACCATTGAGGCCTACCTGCCCTCGGAAGGACTGCGCGTTGCCGCGCCAACGACCCCGCGCGGAGTGGCCATCTTCAACACGGCGCCGGGTCAAGGCGTGAGGACAATTCACGTTTACATGGTAAATGTGTGGGCTCCGCAAAGCACGAACTTCCCGGTCTACCCGCGCGATGCCAGCGACGGGTTTGAGAGCGCGTTCTCAAAGGTACAATCATTTGAGCTAAGCGATACACAAACATTGACTTTCACGCCTGAGACTATTCCGAATAAAACAGGCTACTACAGGCGCTACTACTTCGCTTGCCCGGAGGCCAACGTCCTTGCCCCCGTGCGCGTGCGCGATGCAATCATAGAAAATCTTACGGTTGTCGGCGTGGACACCGTGCCCCCGCCGGGCGGCATCACGTTGTCCCCGAACTTGGCCCTCAGTCATCTTTCTGGCCAAAACTTTCAATCAACCAGTATTCGCTACCAATGGGACCAAAGCGCGGTCTACCAGTCCGTGCAGCTGTACCCGCACCCGTCGGCCGACCAGAATCTTGACTGCCGGATGCTCATAAGCCCGAGCCGGATGCTCGAAGATCAAGATGCGCCGCTTATTCCCGCCGCCTACGCGCAAATTATCGCTTACGCGGCGCTGGAAAATGTGACTATGAAGGTCGCCAACCCGGCGCTGTCCCAGGTCTACATGCGCAAGAAGGACACGCTTTATAAGGGTATGGAACAGGCCTACCTCAAGGCCGTGCCGCGCAGGTTGATCAAGGGCACCCCGACCGCGGGCTACCGCTACGTCACCAACCCCTTCGGCCCGCTGCGGCTGCTCCCGTGAGGTCTTGATGCAGGGCAACGTCTACCAGACGCCCATCGCGGGTGGCCTCGAAACTAGGCTCCCGCAGAACCCACAAAATGCCGGGCGGGTAGAGAACTTCGTCACCGACAAGGCGACCGGAGGGTGGTCTACCCGGCTGGGCTACGAGCCGTTCATCCCCGGCGCCGTGAACTGGACGCCCTTTGACACTTGCGGCCCCGTCTACTCCCTGCATGTAGCGCAGCACCTTGCCGGAGGTGCGCGACAGCACGTTCTTTTCGAGGAAGAGGGCAAGCTGCACTTGCTCTACGACGCGGCCGGCACGCCTGTTCTGCGTACCCTGGCAACGGGGCGCCATGTACCGACCGCGACCGAAGCGTCAAGCTGGTACACCGACACCGGCTATGGCACGGTCATCACGAATGGCGTTGACCGGCCCATCATCGTGAAGCCGTGGCCCCTTGGCTCTATCGTGGACTCCGCGTCTACCATCGCGCAGTGCATTAGAAACTTCGGCTTTGACGGCCTCCCCACGGCGGTAGAGCCCCACAACGTCAAGCCCATGCCTCCGCCGCCGTTCCCGCCAGATGTACCCGCGCCCGGAGGCGGCGCCGTCACCCTTTGGTGCCCGAGAGAGGGCAACGCTATTCCCGACGGCGGGCGCTGGGGCCTCGGCTTCAGCAACAACGTCGGCGGCAACGACGGGGACCGCGAAGGGCTGTTTGGCTACAGCGTGAGCTTCATAAGCGACACCGGCTCCGAGGGGCCGTCATCGTCCCTGGCCAGCGTGGCCTGGGCGCTCGAAGCGGGCGCGCAGGGCTTCAGGCACGCCGTCTGCGTGGACATCCCGGTTGGCCCGAAGGGCACCGTCGCGCGGAAAATCTATCGCACTCAAAACTACAGTGATGATTGGGACTTCCCCGGCGACACCACCCTCTACTTCATTGAGCTTATTCGGAATAACGTAGAAACCCTGTACTTTGACGCTGTGGCTTCAGCCAACCTCGGACAGCCTGCGCCCGAAATCCCCACAGGGCCTCTACCCGCACCCGCGGCGCGCTTTAGCGCGCTGTTCAACGGCTGCCTCTTCCTTGACGGCGGCATTGACGACAGCCGCACGCTCTACTTCAGCACGGCCGGTTTGATTGAGCAGTTCCCCGCGGACGCTTACATCGAACTGTCCAGCACAGGCGGGGGCATCACGGCGCTGTTCTCGAACTACACGACCCTATTGGTTTTTCGCGAAAATAGCATTGACGTAGTGCAGGGCGACTACACAGCAGGCTTCACGGTCACGACCATAAGCAACAGCATCACTTGCCGAGCGCCGCACAGCATCAAGGCGGTCCCTGGCCTGGGCGTCGTCTTTCTTGCAACCGACGGCGTTTACGCCATCGCGGGGGGCCTTGTCGGCGGCGCCAGCGCGGAGGTCATCAACCTCACCAGCAATCAAGATGGGTTTATTTCGCGCATAACGCCCGACTGTCATCCGAGGGCTGTTGCGGCTTTCAGCGAAAAAATGCGGGAATACCAGCTATATGTCCCGCTCAATGGCAACGACCGGCCGAACGGCGCGCTTGTGCTTCACGTTGACCGGCTGCCCGCCGTGGACACCGTGTCGCCCTGGTCCACCCGCGTCGGCTTCCCGGTCGGGGCCGTGAGCGCCTTCTACGACGGCACCGTGCTCTTCGGCCACAATACCGGCGCTCAAGACCCTGCGCTCAACTCACAGCGCGGGCTCTTCGTTCTCAGCGGCAAGCGCGCGCTGGGCAAAGTCCCGGGCGAAGAAACCCTGGTCTACGCCGACCCGCCGACAAGCGTGTACCGCAGCGCGTGGAACGCCTTTGGCGACCCGCAGACGCAGAAGCAGGTCAACTACGTCACTCTATGGCTTTTGACAACTGGCAACGTAGAGGTGACCCTCCGGCACTACAAGGACTACAGCCTCACGCCTACCTCGGAGCGCAGCTACTTCGCGCAGCCGCCCGACGCCGGGGTGTTGCCGGTCTACGACAAGGCCATCATCGGTCAAACGAAATTTGCCGATGAAAGACTTGTGCCTTTGCGCATAAGCGTGGCCCATCAAAGCGCCGCGTGGTTCTGCTTCGAGCTTGAGACTGAGGCCGACATCGTGCTTGTCGGGTACGAGTGTGAGTACCAAACAAAGAACACGCGCGTCATCGCGGGGGTGCGCACATGAAGCGATGGACTGAGCGTGAGGTGACCGCCAGTACTACGGTTTCGCCCGACTCCCTCAACAAAGAGCTGCAGTCAAGCCAGTCCAGCATGACTACGCTCAGTCGGGAGCAGGCACCGGCGGCCTTCTTGGACACCGCGCGGTTGACGGACTACGCCCTGCACCGGGTATGGGCCGACGCGCAGTTCCCGTCGGCGCGACAGGGGCAACAGCAGGCCGACGCCGATGTCAACGTGCAGGACACGGCCTGGGAGGCCAGCACCATTCAGGTACACGCCGGCGGCTGGACCGACGTAAGCGCGCTGCCAGTGCCCATCACAGGCTTCAAGGGTGGAAATCTTTACATCGAATACGGTGCCAACACTTATGCCTGCAACATCTTCGCCCGGGGCGCGAACGACGGTAAGCCCGGGTCGCCCGCCTACGTCCGCCTGCGCATCCTCGTAAATGGCGTGACCATCGTAGAGCGCCGAGGCAAGGCCCATCACGGCCGGGTGCGCATCTTCGGAAGCGCCCTGCTCCCGGCGGGCGACTTGACCGTGCAGGTGCAGTACCGGCTCACCGACCCGTCCCAGGACGCCAACGCCAACACCACGGCCGCGCCTCCCGACAATAACCTCATGTATGCGCACATTTGGGGCGGTCGGTTCCTTGCAATTGGCCGGTGGAGGTAAGCCATGAGCCGCATCACAACGCCGCCTATTGACGACGGGCAGGAAGTCACCGCGACAGACCTCAACGCGCGGTTTACTGCTTTTTCTCAATCAAATGCGATTAACGCTTTCAACACGCGCGATGCCGCGTTTGACCTGCCTCAGTTCAGCGCGACCCGGTTCATGGCCCCGCTCATGGAGCGGACCATCATCGGCCGCAACGACTATAAG